TGCAAAGATTGAGAAGAGCATTGAAGCTAGACGGAAGGTGGTAATTTGGCCATCAGGTAATGAGTATAAAGATATAAACGAAATGGTTATGAAGAAGTATAGCATAGCAGACGTTAAATTAATAATTGATGAAAATACATATGATGGCCTACCTGCAAGGATGGCATTAAGTACTTGGAGAAGAGCATGAACAATGTGAGGTTGATTAGTTATACTGAGGCAATTTCGGAGAGTTATGTTAAGGAGATGAATGTAGAAGGTTTGATTGCATATTGTGCTAGAGTATCAAATCCTTCTAACCAGAACAATGAAGCAACTGCTCGTAAGTTGATTAAGTATTTGATAAAGCATAAGCATTGGAGTCCATTAGAGATGGTCAATGTTTGTTTAGAGATAGAGACAACAAGAGATATAGGAAGACAGATACTAAGACATAGATCGTTTAGCTTTCAAGAGTTTAGTCAAAGGTATGCTGATCCTACAAAAGATTTAGAGTTTGTGACAAGAGAGTGCAGGCTACAAGATGATAAGAATAGACAAAATAGTATTGAATTGAGCACAAAGAACAAAGAACATAATGATTTAGTAGCTGGTTGGATACAGGCTCAAGAGAGAGTCATCGATGTTTGCAATAGTTACTATACGTGGGCTGAGATGAATGGTATTGCTAAAGAACAAGCTAGAGCACTACTACCAGAAGGCCTTACGATGAGTCGAATGTATATGAATGGTACACTTAGATCATGGGTGCATTATATTGAACTGAGGACTGATCCTAGTACTCAGAAAGAACATAGAGAGGTAGCACAGATGTGTGCTTTTGAAATTGCTAAAGTGTTTCCAATGATCAAAGAGATTCTCGAATGAGATATCTGTTCAGAGGTACACCAATTACAGAATTAGATGATGACAGGCTTCGTACTGCATTAGAGAAACACTTGCAGAAAGAACCAACATGTAGAGCAGACGTATTAGTATATCAGGCATTAACCGCTGAGTGGAATAAAAGATACGATGAACGAGAAAGAATATATAAACAAGGAGAACAGGGATGAGCAACTATCTACCAACACAGTATCAAGAGTATATCCACCTCAGCAGATATTCAAGGTGGTTACCAGACGAGGGTCGAAGAGAGACGTGGCCTGAGACTGTAGGTAGATATTATGATTTCTTTGAGGCACACTTAAAAGATAACTATGACTATGACATTAATGGTCAACGTCAGGAGTTAGAAGAAGCTACATTGAATCTTGAAGTCATGCCTTCTATGAGAGCTATGATGACAGCTGGACCAGCATTGATGAGAGATAATATTGCTGGTTATAATTGCTCATATGTTGCTGTTGATCGTATTACTGCATTCGATGAAATCCTATATATACTAATGAATGGAACAGGAGTAGGGTTTAGCGTTGAACGTCAGTATGTTCAAAATTTACCTGTTATTGCTGATGAGTTTCATCCAAGTGATACTGTTATCGTTGTTGCTGACTCTAGGACTGGCTGGGCTAAGTCCTTAAAAGAATTGATTGCTAGTTTATATGTTGGATTAATTCCTCAGTGGGATGTATCTAAAGTACGTCCGGCAGGAGCAGTCTTAAAGACATTTGGTGGTCGTAGTTCAGGCCCAGAGCCTCTCGTTGACTTATTCAACTTCTGTGTAGATAAGTTTAGTGGTGCTGCTGGTAGAAAACTTACGTCATTGGAATGCCATGATCTAGTATGTAAGATTGCTGAGATTGTTGTAGTAGGAGGAGTAAGAAGAAGTGCACTCATATCATTATCAAACTTATCCGATGACAGGATGCGTTCTGCTAAAGCAGGACAATGGTGGGAAAATGAAGGACAGCGAGCTCTGTCTAACAACTCCGCATGTTACACAGAGAAGCCAGAAGTTGGAGTATTCATGGCCGAGTGGAAAGCCTTATACGATTCAAAGTCAGGGGAACGTGGTCTATTTAACAGAGAGTCTGCCAAGAAACAAGTGGAGCGACTTGGTCGACGAGACCCAGATCATGACTTTGGAACCAATCCTTGCTCAGAGATCATCTTACGAAACAACGAGTTCTGCAACCTTACAGAAGTGGTTGTACGACCCACAGACAGTGAGAACGAACTACAACGTAAAGTTCGATTGGCTGCCATCCTCGGAACCTGGCAATCAACCTTAACAAACTTTAAGTACATATCTAAAAGATGGAAAGATAACTGTGAAGAAGAAAGACTGCTTGGTGTTTCTCTGACAGGTATCATGGATTGTACATTGACAAATGGAAAGGAAAAAGGAATTGAGCAACGACTTGAGCGACTCAGACATGCTGCAGTTGAAGCCAACAAAGCTATGGCAGGTGAGCTTGGCATACCACAATCTGCTGCAGTCACTTGTGTTAAGCCTAGTGGTACTGTTTCTCAGCTTGTTGACTCTGCCAGTGGTATTCATGCACGCCATAATCCGTACTATATCAGAACAGTACGAGCGGATAAGAAGGATCCTTTGGCGCAGGCAATGGTCGAGGCAGGATTCCCAGCAGAAGATGATGTAATGAAACCTGAGCACACTTATGTGTTCTCATTTCCAATGAAGGCAGACTCAGAGTCTGTGTTTAGAACAGACATGACAGCTATTGAACAGCTCGAGTTGTGGTTGAAGTATCAGAAGCATTGGTGTGAGCATAAGCCATCAGTTACTATCTCTGTTAAGGAGCATGAGTGGCTAGAGGTTGGTGCTTGGTGTTATAAGAACTGGGATTGGATGAGTGGTGTGAGCTTCTTACCATTCTCAGACCATACATATAGACAAGCTCCTTATCAAGATTGTGATAAGAGTGAGTACGACAAGTTTACTAAAGTTATGCCTACAGATGTCAATTGGATGGAGTTATTGTCTAAGTATGAATCAACAGATATGACAGAAGGGGCACAGGAACTAGCATGTGTAGCTGGTGGATGTGAGATTTAATGGATCCAGATGAGGAAGAAACTCTTATAGAATGTATATCATGTGAAGCTGAGTTTGTTGTAAGAGGACTAAATAGTATAGCATGGGATGGAGAAGGCCCAGAGTTTTGTCCATACTGTGGTGCTGAATTATTTGAATTTGAGATGTATAATGACGACTCAGAAGACCCTGAATAACAATATAGCTGGAATTGACTATAGTACTACCAGCCCAGCTATATGCATCAAGGTGCAAGATAATTGGGATATCCACTTCCTTACATCCAAGAAGACAGTAGTAGATGAGTATTGGCATTCACCATTCTTGTTCTTTGGTCATACCTTACCTAAGATTGATGTTCCAATAGCTAGATATAGATATATCTCATCATGGGCTGTAGATGTAATTGAGAGCTATGATGTATGTGCTGTACTACTAGAAGATTATGCATATGCAGCTACAGGAAGAGTGTTCAACATAGGAGAGAACACTGGCATATTGAAGTATAGACTGATGCACAAAGAGATACCATTCTATGAGATCCCACCAACAGTTATTAAGAAGTTTGCTACTGGCAAAGGCAATGCAAAGAAAGACATGATGCTATCAAACTTCATTACATCTACAGGAGTAGATATAAGAGAGGTTATGGACTATGCTGGTGACAATCCTATCAGTGATATTGTTGATAGCTTCTACGTATGTGAGTATGCAATCAATAACGCAGATGAAATTGACTGTCCAATAATACAGAGTTTGTTATGAATGACTATTACAAAATCATAGACTACAACATCAATCCCAGCTATGTCAAATGGCGTAAGAATGAGATGGTTAGATACTATAGAGAGAAAGTCATTAAAGGACAGGAGCTGTGGAAACAATATGGTGAAGGAGCACATCGTTGGTCCTTACATGATTTAGAGGATGGTCCATGTCATTGGTTCTGGAATGTATTGGAAAAGAGATTTGGATTAGAAGATATTGAACCAGAGCAGCCTCCTTCAATATGGTTATTTCCTGCAGGCAGTAAGATACCAGCACACAGAGATCCTGATTCATTAGGATGGATAGGTGCCTGTCTTATAGGAGA